ATTTATTGCGTTTTTATTTAAACATTACCGCTTCTAGGCCTTCGGGATCTCTAGTATAAGTCACAATAATGTCTAAGCCTTCTGAGTGGTCACCATTTCAATCACTCCTCAGCAGTCCAAAAACCCAACAATTGCCCAAAGGTCAGTCCGCTGTTTCCAGCTTCGCTTTTTTGCTGGCAGCCTGCCTGATCTTAGAGTTCCTGTACGCTGACGCGTATGTCGGCTTCTTCGAGTCTGCAACAATCGAAGGAATCCCATCACCCGCCAGTGCTGCAGCAGCTCTAACATCAGCCCTTATGTCGTTTCTACTTTTAGAAATAATGCAATGGCTGATGGACCACCACCGTGCTGATAGCGAAGGTACGGTACTTTGTCAACCAAGGCTCTTAACTATTAGTAGTTATCATGTCATGGTCTCAACGTGCTGTACCCTCGTTCTCTTGGTCAGGTTGTTTCCTATGCAACACTGGCTTCAGAATGTCCTCTGCCCAATTACCCATTGGGTCATTTTGGTCTATGCCTGCAGTTTCTTTCGCGAGAGACCGCCTGGTATAGTTCCAACGGGATCGACTGGAGCTCGTTTGCAGAACGAGATGGCCCAGCCAGGAAGCACATCTGCCAAAGCTTGCGATTTGGTAGAAAAGAATCTTGTTTCCTTTTATAATAAAGGCGATAAAGGTGAACTTGTTTTCATCGGTACCGGCTTTATTGTACAAGTTGATAAAGATAGGTACCTTGTTACTGCACATCATGTTTACCAGGACGCCTTTCTTGTTGGAAGACCCCACGATTCCAGCTCCCTCGTTGATTATATGGCCGAGGTTGAAAAGGGAAATTTCTCCCCTTTCATCTCGATCAGATATGACTACGTGATGCTGAAAATCGCCCCGAGTCTTCACAGCAGGTTTGGTGCAGGTTTTAAGCATATGGTTCCGCGTTACTCCTACTCCGAGATCTTTGTCCCGGCCATCCTTAATGATGGGAGAACGCTCAGCTACAAGGGTAGATCCTTCACATACTATGAGAAGGTTCATTCACCTAAACCTCTCCGTCACACGGCAACTACCTATAAGGGCTGTTCCGGTGGACCAGTTTTGGTCTACGGGAACGGTAAGTACCAAGTTATTGGAATCCACTTAGGAGCGGACGATCTTGTTGGCCATAATTTCGGAGTCTACTTTGGACTTGTCCATATGTCAGACGATGTTGAAAACATCGAACGACTTTCAGACAAGTTCTTTGAGTCTGCAGTCCCCAAAGACCGCAGGGGCAAAGTTTATTACGCTTCTGATGAAGAAGCGGCTGAACTTCGCTCAGACGATGAACCGATTATGGGCGATGAGTGGTACGACATCTATCCGGATTCCAGACAACAGACTTTTATTGCTGTTCGGAAAGGTAAAGGAGGAAAGAAAACTCAGCGTAGGTTCTCTGATCAAGAGAACTATGAATCTACCCGAGCAAAGGTTGTGCCTACCGAGCCGACTGAGCAGCCAAAAACTGCGAAGAAGGCGAAGAAAGCCACTGAACCCACGCTCCAACAGAACGTTAAACGACTTGTCGTTGAAAGTACTGTTGACAAGGCTGAGCCTCAACCCGTCAAGAAGGAGCCTTTAAAAGACCAGGCAGCGGGTGCAACTACCATAAGCCCGAAGACTTCTGGGAACACGAAGGAGGACAAAGTACTTATCTCCCTAGCGGAGCAATTATTCAGTGGGGCAGTGACCCCGCATCAGTTCCGCAGTTTACTGGCTGGACTAATATCGGCAAGTGCCAGGGTAGAGGAGTCTACAAAGACTCTCAACCTATCACAGGCCGCGAAGTCCCCCAAGAAGCAGCGGAAGTCCTTGCGGAAATAACTACCCGCTTTGTAGGAGCACCGAAAGGGGCAGTCCACGAGCGAGAATCTTTTCTACTGCAAAACCGTAGGCGGAACACAGTTAAGCTCAGTGCGGAGGGGATGGTCAACCTGAACCAAAAGGCGAAGGAAATAGCGGGGCGCTATCCCAAGCCTGTCGACATTACGTTGAGACCTTTGAGTCCTCAGCTTAATGAAGCCATTAGAGGATTAGAACTCCAAAGTTCACCCGGAGCCTTATGGTCAGGTACGTCCAACGATGATATTTTGAAGACGAGGCGTCATGAAATTGAGGATGCTGTCATTGCACTGTATTACTATCTTTCACAGGTAGATATTACGGGAATGTCAGCAGCCGAGGTTTTTAAGACGACCGGGATAGCTTACAAAATGTTCATCAAGGATGAATTTCATTCCACTGATAAGGCTAAACAAAAGAGGTGGCGCCTAATCTTCAGTAACCCAATTGTTTTGAACATCTTGGAGAGGTTCGTTTTCGGACCAACCCTTGATGCCGAGAAAGTTGGGGATACCTACATGAAGATACCCACCACTATTGGCTTAGTCATGTCTGGACCCGAAAAGCGTGAGGAAAGCCTCCGTTTGAAGGCCAAAGTTCGTGAATTCGTAGGGGAGTGCATCGCGTCAACAGACGCTTCAGGATGGGACTGGACAGTTTCGGATTGGCTGTATCAAGCAGCTAATTACCGATATGCCGGTACTTCGCCTGAGTTCCAAATGATCACACGTAATCTTCTTCATATTGCTATGAATAAGACCGTGTGTTTCTCGGATGGTCTACTCTACTCTCAAGACACCCCAGGTGTCGTTCCGAGCGGCGGCTATCAAACAGGCAGTCTTAACAGCTACTTGAGGGCTCTTTTGCGTTCTTTGATTGATGGTCATTACCCAGTCACCATGGGTGATGACTGTCTTGAGAAGCACCTTGAGGGTTTGACAGAGCTGTATCGCACTCTAGGGTTCACCATTAAATATAGTGGAGTGCCGTCCAAACTTGGTGAATTTGAATTTTGTTCAAAGCTATTCCGCAATGGAGGAGTAGTCCCGGTAGTATCAAGCGTCGAGAAGATGCTGTTAAATGCTTGGAAGACAAGAGACCCTCAGGTAATTTCATCATTACGTGAGGAGCTCGAGGAAGCTGAGCATTATACAAGCATTATCCCGATGGTATTGAATGCCGGATTGGAGAAATGAATTCAAAAACACGTTGGACTGGGGAAGCCTTTGACAAGTTCCTCGCAAGTCTAGATACTGCTGAAAGAAACTATTTCACAGTATGCACTGATCTTTTCACTGATGATCCAAAGAACTTGGATCTTAGCGGAAGGCCATCATTGTCAAATCAACTCCAAAATACAGTTGTGTTAAATCTCGAAAGAACTTTTTCACGACTAGATTTTGGGATCTCATCAGCCTCCGACTCATGGGATCTTCATATTGCATCTTTACCGTTCTTTACTCGACAGCTCTTTTCAGCATCGAACGATAACGGTTATCAGGTATCACCATCATCAACACTTCCTAGAACAGTTTCGTTTGGGGGTTTGACTGCTTGGGGAGCACTACCAGGTTTTAGCACATTTCAGCCGAGTTCGCCGATCGATCCGGCTTTTATGGACCTACAGCCTCTTTTGTTCCCCCAGTGGTCAGAAACCCAGGCGGCTCCTATTCCAAGGTTGTATTATGAGGTTTTAGCTGCCGGCTTTGAAGTACGGGACGTCACCCCCGAACTCTTAAAGTCAGGTAGTGCAGTTCTGTATAGGTTACCTACACAGAATCGCAAGTCCACCATCAATATTCTTGAGGTGGCCTCCGGTCTTAACTCATTGTCCCCCAGGACGGAGTTTAAGTGCATCCCTATGCTCCCAAGTACTCAGTCACTAGCGAATCAAATTCCTAGTTCTCTGATTCTTGAGGTCAAGGAAGGATCATACCAGATGAATTGTATTCAGGATTCAGTTTCTGACTTCTATTTATCTGGCAATGCAAGAATGCACCTAAATCCGTTAACTCCTCCTGTGGCAGACGTGGGTAATTCCTGGTCATCCGCGAATGCTTTTAGTGATGCTTACGATTACAACTGCCCTGATATCTCCGGCGACTTTGATGTCGTCGGCTGGTACGCTTCCGGTCTTAACCCGAACTCAAAGATTTCTGTCCGTTACAGAGTCATTGTCTCTACCGTACCTTCTCCCACCAACGCTCAACTCATGAGCCTGGCTAGAATTAGCCCTGACGCCAATGAGAAGTTAAATTCTTTAATTTCACATGTTCAGGGCCAGTTCCCACCAGGTGTTCCCGTGAGTATGAACCCCAAAGGTGAGTGGTGGAAGCAGGTTGTGAAAATCGGGAAGAAGGTTATGCCGAAGGTAATTCCTATCATGACTGACCTGGCAACAGGCAACGTGGCAGGAGCCGCCCAACAAGGCGTGAACCTTGTTGGTGAAGTAACCGGCGTTAAGAAGAAGCAAAATGAAGTTGACAGCAAGTGTGCGCAGCTCGAACGGAGGGTTGCAGCTTTGGAGTCACAACTCAAAGCAAACACACCTGCTGCTAGACAGCAAGGAGCGAAATCTTAGGTTTCAGCCAAGACCTATGTATATGTACCTACAGTATACATAGGCTGTTTTCTGTGGGCAAAATAGTAACTTAG